TCCTATCAGATGCAGAGGAAAAGTCGTATGTGTCAAAGAAGTTTGTCTTGGATGCTATCCAAGCAAGAACTTGATGATCACGTGCGCATGAATCTAGATTATGGTTAACGTTACAAGACCTTATGCTCCGATACGCTTTGCGTATCCATTCGCCTATACCTTTTTGTTTAGCTTTACGCAAAACGGAAGTTATAGTTATTACCCTATTCTTGTCGATGTTCTTAGGCACTTGGTGAAGTTTATCCCAAGACCATGAAGACGGAACGCCTGTTTGGCGGATCTGTTCAGCAAGAGATGGCTCGAAAAATAATTCGAGGTTGTCCAGCTCTCCGACAAGTGACGATAGCTTTGCTAAGCGAGACTTGTAGGTACGATATTTGCCATTATGGTCAATATCAAACTCAAGCCCGCTCAAGGAAGCACCCGGCCCGTAAAAGAAACGGGTTTGGGGTTCGAAGGGTACGGAGCTAAGAGCACTCTCAATGATATCACCGGCTTTATCAAAAATCCGACGATAATCGAGCTCAAGGATTTCATTAGAATGCAAACGCTTAACAAGATCGTTAGCTATTTTAAAGGCTTCATCAACTGAGGCCATATAGCTTTTAAACGTCTTATCTGCGAGAGCATCTGATTCGGCCTTCGTCTTTGGAGGAATCTTCTTGCGTACTGTGTTTGCCTCATAATCAGGATATCTAACAAGTATATCCTTATTCAAAGCATCACAATATTCAAGAAATTCTTCTAGATCAAAGGTCGGGAGCAGACCGTATTGAAGATCTACCCCTACCTCCTTGTTTGTGCATGCGATAACCTTATTCTTAAGTTTATCGTACTTAGTTCTGTTCAGTCTCACTGCCTGTGGCAGATCGAGACGACCCGGAAGATCGTCTTTTACAGATAACATAATATTAACCTCCTAGCTAAACTAATAAGGTAACGCACCGTTGTCAATAGCATCTGCGATGATAGAGTTAAGCAATAAATTACTTAACATATATCTAAGTGCAGTAATATCTGTTGTTGCGGTTTCTTGAGGCAGCGAAAACTGCACCTTACCAAGGGCAAGTTTTGTTGCTTTCACACCATTAGGCGAAGTCCATTCAAACGGTAATGTAAACCGAATTTCGAACTTGCGATTAGTGCCAGAAGTAATCTGATGGCCAATCGCCTGAATACGAGGAGATAGGTCAACTGATGTTTGTGGATTACTCCAACGAACATCAAGACCATCTTTCGACATCGGAACAAAAGTTACATCAGCTGTGTGGTTGTTTACCACAATATTTGAAATTTGAGCCATAGGCCCTCCAAAGGAAGTTTAGAGACTTTACGGTCTATAACAATAATCATTTGCGTGAATCAAATACCCATGCGACAGTAAACAGATTTAGAAGCCGCTTAAGAGTAAGTCCTGCTGGACTACCCCACAGTAGCTCGTTGATCTGTGCTGCGCTTAAAGAAACGGCCTTATTTGGTATGCGTTTAAAGGTGAATTCCCGGAATGATGAATCCGGCCATTCTAACCTAAATCGATAATATCGATAATGCACCTCATAAGGGGTAACTCCTGTCACCTCGGTTCTGAGTTCGTAACGAAAGTTATCGAACCCAGCTACACAGCCGGGGATACTGTACGACATACCTTTCAGTACGTCGCTGACTGGAATAAACCAGTCTACTAGGAAACTCCAAGGAATTCCGTCCCAGATTGCACCGAAAGGGCTAAAATGAAAGCCCTGAGAATCTAAGATATCATGACGAAAGTAACGAACCGCTTTAACAGACATATTAGCAGTCTGCTTGAAGTGACTTGTTACTGACTGATCATAAAAACCATAATCAGCACTACTCGTCGTTTTATCAGATTTTCCCGATACTTCTGAAACATGAAATACGGGCGCGTCTTTCGGGGACAACTTTTCCCAAAGTTCCTCAAGTTCAGAGATCAAAGGCCTAACAGCCCATTGATACTGAAGATAGGAGGTGGGTAAGCTTTGTCTGACCGTAGCCGAGCCAACTAAAGTGGTATATGCTTTAGCGTACTTTCCTTTGCGAAGATACCTGATAGACATCGGGACGCGTTTGAAGAACGCAGCCGTTGCTGAACAGGCCTCCGCAAGATCCTTGGCAAGCTGGACCGAATCAAACGCATTATGCATCTTAACAATGCACTTTGCGAGATGGTAATTATAATTACCAACATTCGGTGACCATCTTGGGATGAGGACGTAGGAACGTGAGTTAATCCAATATCGCTTCGTTATGTCATTGTATAAAACATAGCGTTGAGCTCGGGGCGACGTATTCACGTAATGATGATAGTCATTGATTTTGTGATACTGTCCATTAACTGGAACAGAATTCTCACCTTCTTTGACTTCATAATAATCGTGAAATTCAGTATGAGACTGAATATGATAATAAGTCATACGTACGCTCCTTTATATTAATTAAGTTAGTTCTTATATCCAACACCTCTTGGAGAGGGGTTTACCAAGGTGTCCCCACATGGTGG